TGATAAATGGTGAGGTACTCGGCTTCGATGGCCGGTTTGCTCCCACGGCAACGCAGCTTGCAAGGGCCATTCGGGAAGCGCTGGAACGCCGGGTTGATGCAGAGAACGCCGAACGCCGACGCCTTCCCCCGCCAGTCGAAGAACGGGAAGAGCCGACGCCTGAACAGAAAGCCCGCGTCAAAGCCTTGATGCAACAGGCAGCGGAGAACATGGGCAAGAACATCGAGGCCGAACTGCACGAAGCGCAGCGGCGGGACTTTCTCCGGCGCACCAATGACCGGTTTGACCGGGACACGGTGTCTTACACCACGTTCAACAGCGCTGATGATGACGCGCACGATCTTGGACAGATGGGGGTCGCATGAAAGTCCCTCTCGCCTCTCAAATCTCAGAGGCAGAACAACACAGGGACGAACTAGAGAAGGCCGTAAAGACGCGCCCGGAACTGATGGAGCGCTTACACCGTGCAGAGGGGTTAGTTCTGACCCTGATGCTTTTGCAGACCCATGAAACAGAGTTCCGCCAGTACATGGCAGAGAGGAAGGCGAGATGAGTAAGGCAAGTGAACTGATTGCGGAGCTTCGTTATGGGTGCCCACCGGCTTTTGCGGGTGCACCTCTTGTCTCTGCGCAAATGTCTCAAGCCGCCGACCTCCTCGAAGCCCAAGCCAAGGCAATAGAGGAAATGCGGGTGTGTCTGGTTCTCTGCGTGGAACAGATGGGCGGCGATGCGGTGCAAATCGATGGCGAATGGGGGATCGGCAGGTCACTGGATGAACTGGAAGCCGCCAACGAACTGCCCGATGCGCTCGTTAAGGCGAAAGCGCTCATAGCCTCCCATTCCAAAGGGGGAGAGTGATGAGCATTTGGGAAACACGCGGCGCTTCTGATGAATGGTACACGCCCGCCTATATCTTCGATGCCCTTGGGTGTGAGTTTGATCTTGATGTGGCGCACCCGGCGCGCAAGACGCATGTTCCAGCCAGCAGCGTAATCGTCCGTAACTCCCTCGAATGCGACTGGCATGGGTTTGTTTGGATGAACCCGCCTTTCGGTGGCCGCAACGGGCTGGTTCCGTGGCTCGACAAGTTCTTTGAGCATGGCGATGGGATTGCTCTGACGCCAGACCGGACTAGCGCGCCGTGGTGGCAAGACGCTGCAAGGCGAGCAGACGCAATCCTGTTCATTGCCGGCAAGGTGAAGTTCGAGCGGCCTGATGGTTCGTTAGGCAAGCAACCGGGCAACGGCACGACGCTATTTGCATCCGGAGCCAACGCCTTTTCCAGTCTCGAAAGGGCCGAGGCGAACGGGCTTGGATACCTCAATTTGCGCCGTCTGGATCTTCGGATCGGGCAGGCAGCATAGCACTTTCCTAAACCATCAAAGGGGCTAAAGATGGGCAAACGTGGACCAAAGCTAAAAGCAGGCAACAGAACAGCATCCGGGCGTCTGTCCCGAAAGAAGGATGACGTAATGGATCGGGTCAAGGATCGAATGGAGCGAGACGAACGCGAAACGCTTCGCCCTGGCATTGAGGCGAGGATACGGGTTCACAATGTGCCTCCAGAGCACAGCCGTGACCAGAGGGCGGGTTGTTTCGTCGGCAGGCTGTGCATGGCCAAGGAACTGTCCACCCGCCAGTACGAGGCCGCTATGACGTTTCTAGAGGATCACCGGAACAACGCGATTGCCATTCGAGCGCCGCGTGACCCGTCCGGGGTGGATCTGAACCGGGTGCACGGCAATTCCCTCACCGAGGAAAACGTTGCGTTTTACAAGCGGGCAACGAAGCGGTGGCGCGATGCTCAGGCGGCTATTCAGGAGCGCCAGAACGAATTGCGGGGGCAGGGGGCTATCTATGCCGCGCTCTACACCTGCGTAATTCGAGACACGGAAGCTCATCATATGGTTGGCTGGCTTCGGGAAGGGCTAAATGCCTTGGCGAAGTTCTATCAGATTGGGGATAAACGCCGGGCGGCTTGACAAATCACCAATGCTCGGGGCATGATTTTTATAATGTAGCACCGTATAGCGCTAAGTCGCCGGGTGCTAGAGTTTGAGGCGGTGCCGCCATATCGCGGCCATCGAAAATCAGAACGGGTTCCCGGCGTGTGGGAATGGTCAAGCGGCGGTGTATCAACTGCCCGCCCGCCCGGTCGGTTCCTCAATCCCCATCGAGCGGGCAAGACACTCACCAGCGATCTTTGCACACAGTTCGCCCGCTCGTCCCCTTAACTGCCATATGGCTCAAGACGGTGAAGCAAAGCGCGACAAGCTAGGGCTGTTCGCCTGTCAGTGCCGCGAGACTTCATTGCCACAACGGAATTGGCAGAGACGCCTAGAAGGTCAGCGCAAGCCTTGTCTGAACGGGCTAGGCCCGCAGATTTCATTTCTGCGAGCCACTCGGCGAATTGGGCGGGGGTCATACTGCCTTCCCGTATGCGAAGCCCTTGCGGTAAGCGAGGAACAGGGCATTTAGCTCGCCGTTCTGGTAGACGTTGCCCTTTGCCCAGAACTGCTTGTCCTCTTTGTCCAGCCGGTAGCCCGTGAACTCGCGCTCAAACATTTCGATCAGGTCGTAGTGTTCCTTGGAAGTGAGGGTCATGTCGATCTCCTTTGTTGAGATCAATCTATACAACTAGCTTGTATGTGTCAACAACGAAATCAAAGAAAGTTGGATAAAATTACCTAGTGGCGTTTTATCCAACGATCTTGTAAAATGCGCGTATTAGGAAATCGGCAGGAGGCTTTTCATGTTCACCCTCATGGCCGACGAAGACGACGACGAACACGAAATCACAGAACCCAGGGAAGTCGCAGAACTGTTCGCCGCCATTTCTGCTGTCTGTATTGAAGCAATTGGACCAGAGCAGAGCAGGGTGCTTTTCGAGGCTGTTCTAGAGCGCGAAGGGCAGGAGTTGTCGTGAGGCTTTTGTTCATCGTTGCGCCTGCCGTACTTCTCTCGGCCCCGGCCTATCTTCTGCACCCGTTCGCATCGGCAGTCGTATTCGTTGCTATGGTGGGTCTCGGGTGTTCGGTGACAACGGCTAGGCCAGAGCGAGGCGAGATTTAGAAACAAGAGGGCAAGGCGCTCTCATAAGTTGAGGCGAGCGTGAACTAATGCCTTGAGCCGGTAGGGCGCTCACAAGCGGAATGGCTTCCGGTCCCGCCTCATTCCCAAGCAATACCAGAGCCTCGGTTAGCGCCGGGGCTTTTTCGTATTCCGCAGCGCGCGGTGTCTCGCGTCAATCCGGGTGGGAAGCCTGGAACAATGGAGAATGCAATGCATATTCGCAAAGGTCGCTTTAGTGATTACAGGGGCGGCGGATGGTATATCAGCTTCATTGCCAAGAGCGCTCGGCATCTGCTGTTTGCGCTGCGCCACCCTTTCCGCGTTGCTTACGTTCGGCCTGACGCACTCCCGCACTATCGTCGGCTGTATCTCGGATGGATTGAAATCCAATATGGCGGGCTGATTGAGAGAACCCCCACCGTCACCCATCCAGACGGCAAGGTCTTCTACCGCAATTCAGCAGACCAGTGGATGCCTCTCTAAACCACCCACCTTTTCCACTCAACCGACCAAGCCCTAGAGCAGTCGGAAGGGGGTATGTATGCCAGCACTGGCAAACGCGCGGCATGAGCGCTTCGCGCAAGGTCTAGCGCAGGGCAAAACAGCCGATCAAGCTTACGAGGATGCAGGGTTTAAGCCGAACCGGCACAACGCCTCACGCCTGAAAACAAATGAAACCATAAGAGCGCGCGTTGAGGAACTGACCAATCGCGCAGCCGATGGCGTCATGCTCACTCGCCAATGGGTGCTTGAGCAACTGGCAGAGAATGCCTCCAAGGCCAAAGAGCGAAACGACTTCGGGCCAAGCAACAAGGCCATCGAACTAATCGGCAAGCATCTGGGCATGTTCGACGGGAAAGGCGGCGATGACGATGACGAAGCGCCTTCTCTCAACATCAACATCGCAGTCCGTAGCGCAGTAGGCGATGTCAGAGTTACCAAGCCTGAGCGCTCCCCAGGCGATATTCCTGAGGGAACTGAACACCAAGTTTAGGGCCTATGTCGGCGGCTTCGGGTCCGGCAAGACCTATGTAGGCTGCATCGACCAGCTTCTATTCGCAGCCCAGCACCCCAAGACGGTACAAGGATATTTCGCCCCGACCTATCGAGACATTCGGGACACCTTCTGGCCAACGATGGAAGAGGCAGCGGAAAGTTTCGGCTTCCGCACCCAGATCAACAAGTCGGACAAGGAAATCCACTTCTACCGGGGCAGGCGGTATTACGGCACGACCATTTGCCGATCGATGGATGATCCGGGAAATATCGTTGGCTTCAAGATCGCCCGCGCTTTGGTGGACGAGATCGACATTCTGCCAATCGACAAGGCGACGGCAGCTTGGCGCAAGATCATTGCTCGTATGCGCTTGGTTGTTCCGGGCGTGGTCAACGGGATTGGCGTCACCACAACGCCTGAGGGCTTCAAGTTCGTCTATCAGACGTTCAAGGCAGCGGGAAACGCGGACTACTCAATGGTGCAGGCCAGCACCTACGAGAACGCGCAATACCTGCCACCTGATTATATCCAGTCACTACGGGACAGCTACCCGCAGGAGTTGATTGACGCCTATCTGATGGGCGAGTTCGTCAACCTCACCAGCGGGACGGTTTACCGCAACTACCGGCGCGAGGATTGCCGGTCAACGGAAACGATCAGGGACGGCGAGCCGCTCCACATCGGGCAGGACTTCAACGTCAACGACATGGCCTCAGTGGTCTTTGTCGAGCGCGGTAACGAGTGGCATGCGGTCGCAGAGCTTTCGGGCATTCTCGATACGCCAGCACTGATTGAAACGCTCAAGAGCAAATGGCCGGATCGGGCCATCAACATTTACCCGGACGCTTCGGGCGGCTCACGCAAGACGGTCAACGCATCAACCTCGGATCTGACGTTGCTTCGCGGTGCGGGCTTCAAGGTGTTTGCGCGCGAGAGCAACCCGCCTGTCAAGGATCGCATCCTGGCAGTCAACACGGCTTACACCAAGGGCCGGTTGCGAGTGAATGATAGCGCCTGCCCCAAGTTCGCGGAAGCGCAGGAACAGCAGGCTTACGACAAGAACGGCGAGCCGGACAAGACAACCGGCCACGACCACCCGAACGATGCGGGCGGCTATTTCGTGCATTGGAAAATGCCGGTGCTGCGTCCGCGCAAGGATCATCCTCGATCAACCGGGCGACCGGCTGACGGGGCATGGATGGGATAATTCATGGCAAACAGCGACAAAAAGAAAAGCCGGGAGGAACATGATGACCTCCTGGCCGAAGCCCGCCGCATGTTTGAGCTATGCGAGGAAGCGGAAAGCGAGAACCGCGCCACAGCCCTTGAGGATATCAAGTTTGCCCGCCTTGGCGAGCAGTGGCCAGATGACATTGCCGCCCAGCGCAAGCAGGAGGGCCGTCCATGCCTGACAATCAACAAGATGCCAGCCTTTATCCGGCAGGTTGTCAACGACGCGCGCCAGAACAAGCCATCCATCAAAGTCCACCCTGCCGACAGCGGCGCGGACCCGGAAACAGCCGAGGTGCTGAACGGTCTAATCCGTAACATCGAGTATACCAGTTCGGCAGACGTTGCCTATGACACAGGCGTTGAATGCGCCGTCTCAGGCGGCTTCGGCTATTGGCGCGTTGGCCTCGATTACGCCTTCGATGACAGCTTCGATCAGGACATTTGCATCCAGCGGATCGCTAACCCGTTCTCTGTCTATGGCGACCCCAATTCTACCGGGGCAGACAGCGCGGATTGGGATGTGGCGTTCGTTATCGAGCGCATGGACAAGGATGACTTTGAACGCAAGTACAAAGGTAAGGCCAAGGTCGATTTTGGCGATGCGGCGTGGTCCAGCGTGGGTGATGCATGGGTTGATCAGACAACCGTCACGGTTGCGGAATACTGGACCCGCGAAGAATACGAAAAGATACTGGTTCAGACGGAAGACGGTCAGGTCTTCGAAGAGAGCCAGCTAGTCGAAGATGAGGATATGGCCTTCGGGCTGGAAATCGGTTCGATTGTTCTCAAGACCGACGATCTAGGCCAGCCAATGCGCCGCGTGGCCAAGTGCCACAAGGTTCGTCAGGTCATCATGTCGGGCGTGGAAGTCCTTGAGGATCGTGAATGGCCGGGGAAATACATCCCGATTGTTCCGGTCTATGGCGATGAGTTCGACGTTGAGGGCAAGCGGCACCTGCGTTCACTCATTCACAACGCCCTTGATGCCGCCCGGATGCACAACTACTGGCGCACCACGGCAACCGAGCTAGTCGCCCTGGCCCCGCGTGTTCCCTACATTGGGGATGAGAACGCCTTCGATGCTGACCCCAATTGGTCTACGGCCAATACCAAGAGCCATTCGTACCTGAAATATGCGGCAGGCTCCAACCCGCCAATGCGCCAGCCCATCGACGGCGGAGTTGCCGCAGGGGCGTTGCAGGAGGCTCTGAACGCCTCGGACGACATGAAGGCCATCATCGGCATTCACGATGCCTCATTGGGCGCGAGAAGCAACGAGACAAGCGGCAGGGCGATCATGGCCCGCCAGCGGGAAGGCGACGTTTCGACCTTCCACTTCATCGACAACATGGCCCGCGCCATTCGGCACACTGGCCGCATTATCATTGACCTGATCCCCAAGGTTTACAACACGGCCCGCATTGTCCGCGTCATTGGCGAGGATGGGTCACAGGAAGCCCGCAAGGTCAATCAGGAATACCCGGTGGGGCAGGATGAGACGGGGCAAGCCGTCATGGCGCTGCACGACCTCACAGCGGGCAAGTACGACCTGACGGTAACGACCGGCCCAAGCTTTACCACCAAACGCGAGGAAGCCGCCACGCAGATGACCGAACTGCTTCGGGCCTTCCCGCAGGCAGCGCCGGTTATTGGCGACCTTCTGGCCAAAAACCTCGATTGGCCCGGAGCCGACGAAATTGCCAAACGGCTCAAGGCGCTGGTTCCACCCAACGCTCTTGGCGAAGAAGGTCAGCAGATCCCGCCGCAGGTTCAAAAGATACTGGAGGAGGGCAAGGAGATGCTCGCCAAGCTCCAGCAGGAAAACCAGCAGCTCAAGGCGGACAAGTCCGAAGCTTACGCCAAGATCGAAGCGGACAAGGAAATCGAGCTCGCCAAACTGGACAGCGACGAACAAATCGAGGCGGCAAGAATCGCCTCCCAGGAGCGCATCGCCCGCATGAAGGCGTTGAGCCAACCCGCTCCGCAATCCCCACAACGGCCCGCCTAGAGCGGGCCTTTTAGTTCCCCAACCGCACCAACCCCAAAAGGAGTGCAACGTCTATGGCCGACGAACTGGAGCCTATTGCCGAAACCGAACTGCCCGATACCGAAGCAGCAATCGAGCCTGAGGCAGAAGCCGAAGATTTGCCTGAACTTCCCGTTGATGTGTCTGACGACGCAGAGACGGATGGCGAAGGTGATGACGATACCGAAGCCGATGGCGACGGGGAAGGCGAGCCGGGAGAAATCGAGTATGTCACGCTCGAGCGCAACGGCAAGCAATACCAAGTGCCGAAAGAGCTTGAGGGCGAGTTCCTCATGCAGTCGGACTATACCAAGAAAACCCAATCCGTAGCGGAACGGGCCAAGGAACTGGAGCAGCGCGAACAGCAGCTCAACCAGCAATTCGAGGCCTCGGAAGTCGAATTGGAGTCGCGGGCAACGCTCAAGAGCGTAACAGCCCAGATCGAAGAGTATTCCAAGCTCACGCAAGAGGATTGGGACGCTCACCACAGCCAGGACCCGATGGGGACTGAAAAGCACTGGCGGAACTTCCATTTCCTCCAGAACCAGAAGGCTGAACTGGAAGGCAAAATCAGCAAGGCCGAAGCCGAACGTACTGAGAAAGCGCAGCAAGACCTTGCCAAGCGCGTTCAGGAAACGAACGAGTTCGCGGCGAAAAACATTCCGGGCTTCAAGCCCGAACTGACGGACAAACTCATAGCATTTGCCCGCGAAATGGAAGTGCCAGACGGCAAGCTCCAGGCTCTCTGGAGTCCGACCTTCTACAAGCTGCTCCATCGCGCATATGTGGGTGAAGCGTCCCTCAAAAAGCAATCGGCTGCACGAAAGCCCCAGCCTGCTCCTATCGCTCCCCTGACGACTGTAACGCCCAAGGCACCCAATGCCGGACGGCGCAGCCTGTCTGACCTCGCCAAGTCTGGCGACATGGAAGCGTATGCGGCAGCGCGCAAGGCTGGACGCGGCTAACCCACACATCGCTCAATAAGGGGCAAGCCAAATGGCAAATACTACCCTCACGGCGGACGTTATCGCCGCCGAGGCCATCACCATTCTCGATAACGAGCTGGTCATGGCCAAACAGGTCTTCCGTGGTTACGAGAATGAGTTTGACAAGAAGGTCAACGGCTACACCGTTGGCGAAACCATCTCGATCCGCAAGCCGACCGACTTCACCGTTACGGACGGTGCCACCATGTCCAAGCAGGACGTTGTGGAAGGCAAGACTTCGATCACCGTCGATAAGCGTAAGCACATCGCTTTTGAGTTCTCGTCCCAGGACCTGACCCTCAAGATTGGTGATCTGTCCGAGCGCGTCATCAAGCCTGCGATGATCCAGCTTGCCAACCAGATCGACACGGACGTTGCCGCACTCTATGCGGGCGTCCCGAACTGGGTCGGCACTCCAGGCCAGACCATTGACAGTTTCTCGGACTTCTACAAGGGCCAGGAGCGACTGAACGAATTTGGCGTTCCGATGGACCGCTCTGCCGTTCTGTCTCCTGCCGACGAAGCCGCGATGCTTGGTTCGCAGACCGGCCTTTACATCAGCAATGCCGCAAACGACGCTTATCGCAAAGGCTCGCTTGGCCGGATCGGTGGCGCAGACACGTTCATGTCGCAGAACGTACCGACCCACACCGTTGGCGTGGCTACCGGTACGCCTCTGGTCAATGGTGCGGGGCAGACTTCCACTTATGCGGATGTCAAGGACACTAACACCCAGACCCTGAACACCGATGGTTGGACTAACTCGACCACTGGCATTCTCAAGGCTGGCGACGTGTTCACCATCGCTGGCGTCTTTGCCGTCAACTCTGTGACCAAGGCGACTCTGCCGTTCCTCAAGCAGTTCACCGTGACTGCCGATGCCAACTCTGGCGCTACGACCGGCCCCGCCGCTCTGACCATCACCCCGGCAATCATCACTTCGGGCGCGTTCCAGACCGTTTCTGCCGCTCCTGCCGACAATGCGGCCATCACGGTCGTCGGTACGGGTGGCACTGGCTACCGTCAGAACATGATCTTCCACAAGAACGCCTTTGCCCTGGTCACTGTGCCGCTCGTTTCGCCTCCGGGTGCAATCGATGTGGCGCGCAAGTCCTACAAGGGCCTGAATGTTCGCGTGATCCCGGTCTATGACGGCACCAACGACAAGTCGGCATGGCGTCTGGACGTTCTTTACGGGACGAAGACGCTTGACGGGCGCTTGGCAACCCGCCTCAGCGGCACAGCGTAACCCGCTCCCTCCAGCAATCCAGATCGGGGCGCACGCGCCCCGTTCCTCTCATTTGAGGGCGCGCAATGGCACTGTCCACCTACTCAGAATTGCAGACATCCTGTCTGGACTGGATGACACGCAGCGGAGCAACCGACTACGTTGCAGCGGCTCCAGATTGGATTACTCTTGCGGAGGCGCGGCTCAACCGGAAGCTTGGCGCGGTCGAAACCGACGCGACACTTACCGGGACCATCGGCTCCCGCGAAATCGACATTTCCAGCCTGTCCATCGTGCAGCCCATTTCCCTGTTTGGCACAGAGCCGAGCAATGGCGAGGAATGGGAAGTCATAGAAAAACCGGCTGGTTCCTACCCGTTCAGCGACGATAACGGACGCCCGCGCTATTGGTCGAAAGACGGCACGAACCTGGAGTTCAACCGTCCTTGCGATAAAGCTTATTCGTTCCGCTTCCGGTATCGGCAGAAATTCGCCCTTTCCGACGCATCGCCAACCAACTGGCTGCTGACGAATCATCCTGACGTTTATTTCACCGCCTCCATGATGTGGGGCGCGGGATATTCCGAGGATTGGCAGAACGGCGCTGCTTGGAAAACTGTTCTTGAGCAGGCGATCCCCGAAGTGCGTCACGAAATTGCAGAAAACAACCGGCGCGGCATGTTGTCTGTTGATCCTGCCCTTGCGCGCATCGGCCAAGGCCCGCGTTACGGCTGGGATGGGTTGGAAGACTAATGCAGTTCGCATTCTCAGAGTTCGCCCCAGACGCAGGAGAGCTTGCCCCAGGCGTTCTCATGCAGGCGCAAGGGGTGCAGCCCCAGCAAATCGGTTACGGCCCTGCACCGTCGCTCCAGACGCCCGCAAGCGCCACGGCATTGCCCGGAGCCTGTCGGGGCATGGTGTCTCTGACCCAGCGCGATGGAACGAACGTGGTGTTCGCCTTTACGGCCACGGATGCTTATGAGCTAAGCGCTACCTATGCACTGGACGGCACGCCTATCGGAACGGGGTTCAACTGCACCTCTGGCGATGATTGGTCCTTGACCGGCTTTGGCAACAAGCTGATGGCCACCAATACCACGGACGGGTTGCAGGCTTACGACATTGAAAGCCCAGCCGGGTTTACCGCCATTGCTGATGCAGGCGCACCTCGAGACATTTTCCGGTGTGCGAATACGCTGGTGGGGCTGGACTGCCTTGATGCGAACAGCAACCGGGACAATCGGCTGGTGCGCTCATCGGCCATTGGCGACCAGACCGAATGGAAAAAGAAGGGCGCGGACAAGCAGCCGCTAGAGGATGGTGGCGCTTTAATTGGGGGTATCGACCTCAAGAACAATGCGGCGCTGCTGTTTCAGGCTGATGCGATCCGGGTCATGCAGTTCGGATCCGGTCCAGCCGGGACGTTCTCGCTGCTCAAGGCGTTTGACAAGCGCGGTTCGGTTGGCCGTCGCTCGCTGATTGGCATTGATGGCGTTGCCTATTGGCTGTCCACGGACGGTTTTAAGATGTTCTCTCAGGCCAATGGTCTGGTGCACATTGGTGCAGGCAAGGTCGATAAGTGGTTTTTCGACCGCGTTGACCAAGCCGATTTGGCAAAAGTGCAGGTTGGGCTAGATCCGCTCAATAAGCTGGTGGTGTGGCGCTATCCCTCGCTGCAAATCACCTCTGAAACCGTATTCGATGACTGCATTGGCTATTCCTGGCAGTTCAATAAATGGTTCTACTGGCAGGAGCAAACCACCTATCTCAGCCAGATTGCCACCCCCGGCTATACGCTGGATGGGATGAACGACTTTGGACCGCTCGATAGCATCGACATTCCGCTCGATGATCGGTTTTGGCAGGGTGGTCAGCCGGTGTTTGCGGCGCTCGATGAAAACCTGAAATACGCGACCTTTTCGGGTGCGAACTATGCGGCGGTGCTGGAAAGCGGCTTTAGCAACAGCCCTGTTTCGGGCCTGATCGGCTGGGCAACCCCGATTGATAATGCGGCCAGCGGTACACTGCAATTGGGCGTCAAGAACAGCCTTGATAACTCGGCAACATGGAAGACCGGCGCGGCAAAGGTCAGTGCGGGGCGTGTTCCATTGCGGGGCCGGGGCATGAACATCGCGTTTCGCCGCAATATCGATGCGGGCGATACCTGGTCCTATGCCAACGGGGTCAATCACGTTGTGGCGGCAACCGGGGGGCGCAAATGAGCTTTCAGGTTCTCAGCAATGGCGGTCTGCTCACTGAAAAGACCATTCTTACGGGCAATACGCCAACAACCGTTCTGAGCCTCGGCAAAGCGGCCTTGGTGGAAAGCGTTGTGTGTGTCGAGGTCGGCGGCAATACCCCAAACCTAACCGTGGAAACCTATGACGGCACCACGAGCTATTACCGGCGCAATGCAAAGGCAATGACGGCAAAAGAGGAAGTGACGCTTCCCGGCTTTCGTCTCGATACAGACGAAGTGATCCGCGTGACCTCATCCCATGCAAGCGGGCTGGTGCATGTCTGGGTGAACTACTTCGCAGCCGACGCTACGCAGCGCATGGCGTGATGCAAGTCACATTGCTGGACACTGCCCGCATAGATCGCGAGTGGGAGGCCATAGAGGCGCGTTTGCAGCCTGCCTTGGCCCAAGATCCGGATTTCGACCTTACGGCATTCTATGGACGGCTTTTGGACGGCACAGCGCTCATGTTTGAGGTCGGCGAGGGCGCCAACGGGCTTTGGGTTGTCTCGATAGACGATGATGACGGGCTGGTGGCCTGGACCACGGCCATAGCGGGACAGATCGAGGGCGGGCCGAAACAACGGCTTGCGGCCATGCGCCACGCGGTCGCGGC